GACTGAAGAAGCCGTATTAGACCAATTCACTTCTAACAGTTCATAACCAGCGGATGCTGCAGTTGTAGCTGTTGCGGAATTTTGATAATCAGCTCCGCCAGAATTAGGTCCAACTCTAAGAACAAAATCAAACAATTGACTCCCAGATAGTGTTGCAATAAGAAAATATGCAGAAGCTCCATATGTTAATCCGGTATTGAGTCCATTTACTTGTTGAGTAAAAGATTGTGTTCCGTCAGCGTTAGTTGCAAAAATCAAACTTTGAGCAGAAATCCCACCATGTGGATTTCCAGTTTCTATTGCTCCAGTTATAGAAGCATCTGCCTGCCAAGCTGATTGAAAAAATGCAGTTGTTGAACCTGTAAAACTACCTTCCATATCTCCATTTGTTAATCTTTGAGAGATATCTCCACCAAAAACCTGAGTAGGTGCTAATATAAAAGATCTACTTGCATCCAATACAAATCTCCAACTTTAAAAATAGAATATTTCAAATGAGAAAAACTTCCATAATAAATATATTGTTATTTTGTTTTAAATCATTCTCTTACGATTATTTGACTAAATCCATTTTCTTTGTTGATTGAGATGACATGATCGCAGATATCTGTCATCCAATCAATGTGACTAATAATTAATACAGTTTTGAAGCTATTTCTTAAATATCCTAATAATAGATTAATTGAATTCAAATTATCAGAATCTAAATAACTAAAACCCTCATCTATTATAAATAAACTTGATTTAGGTAAAAAAGACACATTTGCTAATGCAGCTCTTATTGCGATTGAAGCAACTGTCGATTCCATTCCAGAACTCAATTCTATCTTTCTTTTTTTGCCATCATCAATATATATCAATAAATCTTGATTCTCACTAAATTCTAGATAAACATCAAATTCAACAATTGTTGATAATATCCTTCTGATCTCTTCATTTATCTTAGGAACTATTGTCGCCATAATTGACGAAGATATTCCATCTCTTGAAAAAGCATCCAATAATATAGAATATAATCTATATTTCTCCTCTAAATTTTGTAAGTTTTGAATTGCTTCTTCAATATTTCTTATTTTTTCTTCTATAACACCCAATTCATTGTTTTTTATATAAAGATTATTACTAATTTCATCTATACTAGTTTTATATTCTTTAACATTTTTTTCTAAATTATTTATTTCATCTATTATCTTTTTATTTTTTTCTATATCATCTTTATTGTTATTATAATGATCTAATTTATCTTTTAAAACCTGTAAAGTTTGTTGTGAGAACTTTTTGCTTTCTTCATTTTTATTTATAGACAATTTTACCAATTTTAATTCATTTTCATATTCTTTAATACTTATATCTAAATCTTTTACTTCATAAAATATCTTTTTATACTCATTACTTTCTACAATCTTATTTTCTAGTTTCTTATGTGTTGTTTTGAGTTGATTAAATTCAATTTGCAGATTTGGGATCATATTCTTTGATTTAAAAGCTTCAGATAAAAATGTACATTTTTTGCACAATTCAGATTCAAGAAACCAATCGTGTTTTTTTAAGACATCAGTCATTTTTGTATGAACATCAAGATCTTTTTTTGCTATCTTAAGATCATTTTTTAAATCAACCAATTGATTATTATCTTTAGTAAGATTTTCTGTTCTATTTTTTATTAATTCAAAATTATTTTTATTGATCAAGATATCTAAACAATCTTTATTTTTGTCTATCTTTTTTTGAATAGATATGTCTCTTTGCATATCACTATTAAGTAATGATTCTATTTTATATACTCTTGCATCAGTTTCTTCAAGATCTTTTTTAATTTGATCTGGATTGTATTGAGAATCAGAAATATTTTTTATTGTATTATTAAGACTTTTTACTCTCTCATTTATTTCTTCTAGAGAATCATTTTTTATTTTTCTTAGACTTTTTAATTTAGTTATTTCATCGTTCAAAGTATACCTATCAGTAACATATTTGTTATACAATAGATCATATTCATTAGCTCTATATTGTTTCAATAATTGTTTGGTTGCACTATTTTCTTCTTTTATGAACTTGTGATAAGAATCAAAAATATTTAAACCAAGAAACTTAGATAACATTTCTTTTCTTTGAGACTGATTGATATTGATAAAACTTGCTAAATCTGATTGTTGTCCAAAAACTGTCATTGTATGTTCATGGTAACTACCCACCATGTCCCTAATCATCTTTTCAGTATTATTAACATTGCTATCACCAGAAATATCTACTTTCTCTCCTTCTACAAATTCATATAATTTTACAAAATTTCTTGCTCTACTAAAATCAACTTCATTCCTTACAATTTTTCTTTCAATAACAAATCTTTTTTTATTCATAATAAAAAAAATTTCAATACTGGCATCATTTTTATGAGTATTAATAATGTCAGCTATATTATTTCTTGACACTCTTGTAGAAGCATTAAAAATTCCATTCAACAATGTTGAAACTATACTACTCTTTCCAGATGCATTCTTTGAAAATATTCCTACTAATCCCTTTAATCTACTGAAATTGATAGCGTTATTTTCTCCATAAGAGAATGTATTATTAAAAACCATTCTTTGTATATTCCATTCATAACTTCTATATAATTTAGAATCTTCTACAACAACTGAATCATATAAATTTTCACTAATAGTAAGCAACTTCTCTGTATCTAATTTATCAATATTGTTATTTTTTAAATACTCTTTCAATAAATTTTCTTGAGTTTGTTTATCAGAAATATCTTCTAATTTTATATTTCCAAGTTTTATATCTTTTTTATCTTCATCTTCAACTTCAATAGATAAACTCAATGGATTATATAGATCTTTTATTAAAGAAGATAACTGATTCAATTTAACAACATTATTTCTATTAAAATTACTTACTATAGCTCTTACATAAACATTCTTAGGTATATTCTTATCTTTCTTTTTTCCAAATGAATCAATACCACTTTCACCATTAATATAAAATGTATAATAACCATAATCATTGTGAACCTTTATAAAACTATGTTTCTTACTATCAATATCCCATATGACATATCCCTTTTCTAATGACTCCCCAAAATTGCCCTGCGTGAGAGAACCACTAAAACCCGCATTGGGATTTCCATATCTATCAAATCTTGATATTTGATATTTATGTATGTCGCCTAAAAATGCATAATCATATTTATCAAATATGTCAATTGTCACTTTTGATTTAATCTTGAAGTTTGCATCTGTTATTGAATTGTGCAAAGCGCCATGAAACAATGCAATATAAATAATTCCAGGTTCTCTTTTAAAATCTACAGGATAATTGTTTTGATCATCAATAGCAAAGATTCCAAATTTGATCTTTTCATTAAAATCATATATTTGACTTTTAAGAAACAACTTAAAATTATCTATCTTTAATTTTTCTACAATAGGAGATATAGAATCTAATCTTGTGGGTTGATTTGTAATTGTATCATGGTTTCCCAATATAGTTATTGTTGGAGCAATGGTGCTTAACTCTACAAAAAAATCTGAAACCATTTTTACAAGTTCTGGAGATAAATCAGTTTTTGAATGGACAATATCACCCAAAACTGTTATGATATCTACTTCATTTTCTCTTAATGATGTATATAAATTTTGAAAAACTTTCTTATATTCTTCATGTCTCTTATATTTTCGTATATGCAAATCTGCAATATGTGCTATCTTCATAGAAATCTCTCTAATTAAATTTCAATTTATATGTTATTTCATCATAAAAACTATATTTTTTCACATTGTTTTTAATAAATTCGTGAAACTTTTCAGTACCCATTGCAGCAATATCTTGCCTGCATTCTCCCCATTCAATAAAACTTACATTTATGTTATATTTCAACAATTTCTTCATTAAATTGAAATAATTGTTCTTCACATCATAATCTAATGCTAATATAATAGGAGTCTTATTTTTTACAATCTCTTTCAATAATTGAGAACCCTCTGATAAAGATGAACCCAATAAAGGAGTTGAGTTCTCTCTTGATACAATAGAATCAAATATTCCCTCAACAAGATAAAGAGGTCTACTCCAATCAATTAAATGTTCGTTAATAATAGGCTTTATAATATCAAAATTTTTATATTTAGGTTTCACATCTTTTCTAATTGTTCTAGAAATATGATAATTTAAAACATAGTTTTTGTCATATGAGGGAAAAAAGATTCTTTCATCAATAGGACTATATCTAATATCATATTTTATCATATCGTTATCAGATATAAATCTATTCTTCAAATATCTATATCCTGGATGATATATGTCTCTAAAATAATATTTGAATATTTTTTTATAATGTACTGGAATAAAGGGTTTTTGAAAAGTTTCTTTTTTATCAACTAAAATTTCTTCAATATTATCTACAAAATTTCCATATTTTGAAAAAACATCTTTAAATCCAAGTTTATATAACATTCGTAAAAGACATATGAATGCTGTTTCATCATATTTAGGTTGTCCTGAGAAATGACAAATCCAACAATTGTATTTTCCATTTATATTAACTGAAAAATGAGGAGTATTGTGTTTACTTATACAATTTGGACAATGAAACAAAATATTGCCTTTATAATCTATATGATCTGGATATTTGTTGGGTTCACCCAGGTATTCAATAAGAATATCTACAATATTCATGTTTCAGTACTTTAAAGTAGCTAAAGATATGATTAGAGAGTCAGACATATCATATGCTTGATCAGCATAAGTATTGTTTTTTTTCTTAGGCCAATTTACAGAATTATATTTTTGAGATATGATTTGGAATGTTTCTTCTTTATTATAAGATTTTCCTAAAACAATTTTTCTTGCAGATCTCGAATTAAAAAAAATAGGTCTTATACAAAATGTATTATATATTTCATATGAGACCAATGTGTTTATTTGTGATAATTTTATGATTGTCTTTATGCTAGATTTGCCAAAAGCAAATTTTTGTAAAAAATCTTCAATCCCTATCTTTATTATATCATATTTTTCTTTTACTATAAACAATTCTTGTAAAGTATATTTAACTTTGTCAAATAACTCTTCTACTTTCCTTAAATCTATATAAGAAATTTCTATAATGTTTTCATTCTCATCAATTACACAATATCCTATAATAGAACTACTTATATCTAAACCCAAAATCATGATTGCATGAGTCTGATTTCTCTAAAATGTTCTTCTTTACTTTGTTCTTCTTCTTTCAATTCTTCATCTTTTAATTCTTTTTCTGTTTCATCAGTCTCTTGTTCGTTATTTTTTGTTAATAAGAATCTTTTGGGTCCAATCCCTTGATTGTCTAAATAATCTATAAAATCACCAGAATTAAATGTATCAGATTCTGCTTCTTTATTCTCAAGAAATTTGTTGGCTGCTGCAATCAACTTAATCAAATTTTCAGTAGAACCTTGAGCTATCTCCAAATACATCTTGGGTTTATCACCTGAAATAAAAATTTCTTCTAAATCATGAATTTTGTCTTTGAATTCATCGAATGTATCGATAGCTTTTTTTCTTTCTTCAAGAGAATTATTGAAAATTATCTCAAACAATTGAGAAAAATTTAATCCATCAAAAACTTCTATTTTTTTTAAATCTTCAAAGTTCAATGTATCTCTCCACCAATGTCAAAATTTTGTTCTGAAGTGTTCTCTTGTTCTTGTTCAATCTCAAAATTGAATCTATCATCTATAGTAGATAAATAATCAGCAATCACTTTCAACTCTCGAGTAAAAGAAAGTATAACTTCATCTTGAGAATACAACTCTTTTTGCAAAACAACTAAACACATATTATAAAAATTTCCTAAATATACTCTTAAATTATCTAATGAAGTTTCATATAAAACTATTCTTCCAAGAAGTTTATTTATAAATACACATACACCCGTTACAATACCTAACAATATTAAACAAATCAATGATATAATTAAATATATATTAAATCCAAAAGTAACTATAAGTATTGAAAAAAGATTCGTAGATACTAAAAAATAAACCAAGAAATAAATCATCGTGTCTTTATTTAAACTAAACATTCCTGCCCTCCATAAAAGTCAACCACATATCAGCAAAATGAACAATTCTTAAAAGTTTATTTTGAGTATATGTTGATTCTCTATTTTGGTTTTCTACTACATATATTCCATCATGCAAAAGAATCGCATCATGCTCTAAATTGGTAAGCTCAACTCCAAATTGAGAAAGTAATCTTACACTCCTTTGAGCATGAGTAAGACTATCATCAATTTTTTTATTTATTGTATATAATTCACCTAATTTATCTCTTCTCCAATTATCATCTTGTGGAACATAAAAGGGTTGTTCCAAAGTTCCAATTTTACCCAAATCATGAAACAATGAAGCTAATACCAAAGATTGCTTAGGAACTTCTGATTCTTCAATATTTAAAACTTTATATAATTTGAATACTAATTTAACAACTTCAATTGAGTGAATCACCAATCCACCTGGACTACAGGGATGGCCTGTTGAAGAAAATTCTAATTTAGAACAACATGGAGAAGAAAAAAATCTATCTCCAATTGTATCTAACATCTCTTCAATAGCAATTTTTCTTGAATTTGTAAAATAATCATCAATTAATTTTGTAACAAAATCCACATATGCTTTAAGCTTATCTTCGTTCATGAAATCTCCTTTTTTCTCTTAATAGGCTTAAATTTCATACAGAAACTCATATCATAATAACTGGATTGTTTACAAATATTGCTACAATTTTGACAAATTTCATTATTACTATCTTTACCAAATTTCCAGTTCTTAAAGTTTGTCTGAACAAATTGTGATATATTATAGACATCTATTTCATTCAAATTGAATTTTTTAGATTTTAACCTTGATACAACATTCCATTTATCGTCTTTTTTAAAGATGATATCACCAGACTTAAATTTAGAAAGTGTCTTATTTTTATTGATAATTTTAAAATGACAATTTAAAGGATCAAGAACAAATTTTTTAGATTTATCAAGAACTTTATCAAAATAATACTTATGAGGATTAACAAAAATTAAAATTTCTTCATTGCCATAAATAGAATCAGGAGATTTTATTTTCATTGTTTGAGGGTTTCTATTATTACATTCTTCTTCAAAAACTTCATCATAATAACTATTTTTATATAACTTTTTAATTTTATTATTTGAAATCATAAAGTGTCTATCTCTTTCAACTATAGACACATCTAAGCTAATCTTTTCAAATTGATTCCAAAATATATTTAAATAATAGCTTTCAACATCTTTATTGTTTGAACCAATTGGATTTCTATTTAAAAATATTTTTGTAAACAATTTCTTGACTTTCTAAAAGAGTGAACAACTGTTAATGGTTTTAACTAAAAAATAATGATAGTTAAACTCATGCAACTATATTAATATAGCTATCTGATTGAAAATTAGGAAGTTTACTTATATTACCAGCAATTTCAGAAAATGGTTTGTTTAACCCTTGCCAATTATTATCTTTCTCAAAATGTTGAGGTGCTATACAATAATAATCTATTTGAAAATCATAAGGTCTATCAAATCTAAATTGTTTAGGATTGTGTTCATATGCATAATAAGCCGCATCAAATTGCCAACCTGGAATGATAATTGCATTTCCTGTTTTATTGATAATTCTTAATCCAATTTTGTCGTCTGCTAAATATCTGTGGAATTTACTTAAATCTTCTTCAAAATACTCTTTTGCATACGGTTTAGGATGTATCTTAAATTTTGTTTTAAAAATCATAGTCCAGGGCTGTATTTTATATTCTAATT